CTAGAACACTTTTTTAATATATTTTTCGTAATCATTAAGTGCTTGTTTTTGATATTCATTACTAACGTGAGTATATATTTTTTCAGTTGTAGAAATATCTTTATGACCTAATCGCATTGATATAGCTTTTAAAGGTACACCAGAATTAAATAATAAACTTGCGTGTGTATGTCTTAATTCATGTGCTGAAATAATAAAATCTTCGCCTAGCACTTTTTTAGATACATGTTGTAATGTGTTATAGATTGTTGTTCTTGGAATAGGAGTACCAATTTCATTAACGAATATGAAATTGTATTTGTTATTATAAACTTTTTGATTAACAATTTTATATGCGTTATGAATTTGTAGTAGTTTGAATAACTCTATACTAAGTTGTTGTGAAATGAATATAATTCTGTGTTCACCTGTTTTTGTTTCACCTAATACATCACGTTTCTGATCATAAGATTTTGTGATTGAAATAGTATTATTCGCTCTATCAATATCTTCAAATCTTAATGCACATGCTTCACCGATACGCATTCCAGTTTCTAATATTAATCTAATTAAATAATATTGAATTGTATTTCTCTTTCTTACTGCTTCTAAAAATGGGCTAATTTTATCTTCTGGTATATATTTTTTCTCAGAAGGCAAATTGCTCTTTGTGTATTTCTTTTGTACGAATTCTGCTGGATTTCTTTCAATTAAACCATCTCTATAAGCAACAAACAACGCACGTGCTAATAAGCTAAAACATTTATCTACTGTTGATTTACTCCAATTATTCTCTATTAAATCATTAATAAAGTTTTGAAATTTTGAATATGTAAAACTTTTAAGCGATTCATGTTCGAATTCATTTTTAATTTTTTTGAGTGCATATTTATCTGCATCTACAGATGATTTCGAAACTTTATTAACTCTTTGAGTATTTATATATTCTTCTAAGTAATCTACTAGTTTAATTTTTTGATTTTGTAGTAATACGTTTTTTAAATTAGCTTCGGCTTGTTTAGCATATTCTTTTGCTTCTGGCTTTGTTCTGAAACCAGATTTGCTGTGAATTCTACGTTTACCAGTTTCATCAGTATAGCTAATTCGAACCCTCCATTTAGCACCACGTTTCTCAAATTGAGCCATTTTAACCATTCCTTTCTTAAAAAAGAGTATAAAAAATAAGGGTATGCCGAATACCCTTATATTCAGTTGTTATTTTATAGTTGCTTTATATAATGCTTTTTCGTTACCTACAGAAAATAATGGTTTGATTTCTATTTCAATTTCTTTTGCATCTTTTGGTACTGCAAAAGATTGTGATACATCAGCTGTACGACCTTTAGATAATGTTTCAGATTTATCTGATCCAAGTGCATATTCATCAGCTTTTTTACCATTTACATAAACAGCTGCTTCTTGACCAGCAACATAATCTTCATCATTTTCAGATTTAACTGTAGAAAATACAGTAATTACTTTTTCAGCTTTAACGTCATTAAATTCATTTCTTTCATCTGTTACTTTAACTTCTTTGACTGTAAAAGTTGTTTTATCAATTTTCTTTGTTTCACCTAATTTTAAAGCGCCACTATCTTTTTTTACTTCTTTTTGTTCTGTTTTAGCCTCATCTTTTTTTGTAGTGTCAGTATTTCCACCACATGCACCTAATAATAATGTTGAAGCTAATAAAGTACCACCTAAGATTTTGTAATTCATGTTCATTTCTCCCTTGTATTTAATTTTTATGATAAAGGCTAATGCCGAATATCCTAATACTTTCTATTCATGCCGACAACTCTGCCAACAAAAGTTATTTCATCGTCTTTAGTGTATATTTGTGGTTGATGTTCACTGTTTGTTGATTCTGGTAACAACATAATGACATCATTTTGAAATCGTACACGTTTAACAGTTGCGTTGTATCCATTTACTTGAACGACTGCAATTTGACCGTTTTCTATATAAGAATCTTTTTCGACAATAACAACATCACCGTCTTTGAATTCTTTATCCATAGAGTCACCAGATACAACTAAACTGAAGTATTCTTTACCATTTTTAATTAATGTTTTTGAAACAAAAGTGTGATCTATAATATTTTCTTCGGCATACATTGGTTGTCCTGCTGAAACTTTAGCAAGAACAGGTATTGAAATTACAGGAATAACTTCTAATGCATTTAAATCTTCTTTACTTTCAACTAAATCTGATTTACTAACATCAAAGTAGTTAGCCATTAATTCAATTTTATCAATACGTGGGTATGTTTTAGCATTTATCCAGTCAGAAAGAGTTGTATATTTTACATTTAAATCTTTTGATAATTGTTTTCTATCAACGTTTTTTTCTTTCATAAACCTTTTAATATTCTTTGACATAACTTCTTTGTTACCCAACATATAAATTCAATTCCTTTCATATAATGCCGTTTTTATTTGATGTCTATATTATACGTTTATTCCGTAAAAAATACAATAGTTTTGTGTAAAAAACGGTTTTACCGTTGACAATACGGTTTAACCGTTATAAACTATAGTTAACTCAATTACAGAAATGAGGTGAAAACATGCAAGGCAACGCAGTAAGAACAGAGCCTTATACCTTAAAGATGCTACGTGCTAAATTTGATTTAACACAAGCAGAAGCAGGAAAACGCGTGGGTGTATCGGGTGATGTTTGGCATAACTGGGAAAAGGCAAAAACATTTCCTAACATTCCACAACTCAAAAAAATTGAGGAAGAATTTAATGTCACATACAACGACATTATTTTTTTGGTCAATGATAACGGTTAAACCGTAATTGGAGGTGTGAACATGAATTTAACAATCAGTGATGATGTTATTCATGAACTAGTTACTAACGAAGTGCAAAAACATTTAATGAACTACAAGTTGCAATATGCAGCTGTAGACATTAAAAAGCTATCTGAAATATCTGGACTGTCTAGATCTAAGTTATTAGAAGACATTACATGTCAGCAAGAATTTGATGATGTGACTGTTCGAATAGGCTCAAGGGTTCTTTACCTTTATCCAGAATGCTTAGATGCAATCAAAAAGATTTATAGGAGGTTATCGCTATGAAAACAGCAACAATATTGTTTGTGGCTTTAAGCTTTTTATTTCAACTATGTTTTACAGTAGAAGAATCTTACGGTACAGCATTAGTCATTGCTGGTGTAACAGCATTATTTCGAATTAATAGTAAGGAATATTTGAAGAAGGTGAAGTAATGTGTGAAAAGTACTATCTAGAATTAGAAACTTTTGGACTTGGTGAAATAGTAGAAGACGAATTATATCTAAATCGTCATAGAAAAAACGGTGATTTCACTTACAACAATAAAAATGAAAGTGCAGCATTCCAAACTCAATTTACTGAAAAAGAAATTGATAAATTTGGACTTAGATTTTGGGTTGCCAATGGAACAATCAGACTTGAAAAAGTGCAATAAAAAATACGCATATCTTAAGATACACGCATTAGTAAACTCGACACTTACATAATAGCATGTATCTCTAGATGTTAAAAGGGAGATTAAATAAATGATTACAAAAGAGCAATTAATATCAGTTGCAAACGAGTTAGTACCACAAATTTTAATGTCAAAGGCAGATGTAAAATTTGAAATAAATTCAGATTATGGAACTGGTGATGCTGGAATTATGTTGTGGCATTATCACGAAGGCTATTCAACAGAAGAACACCCAGTACCAGCAAAATATAAAAGTTTATATGAATTTCATGATGACGCTGATTTAATCGAATTTTTACAGCAAGTTGAAAATGTTTTGCAAGGAGGTTTGTTTAATGGCTGAGAAAGTTAGTTATTACTTTTCTTTAAAAAACAGTACATTGCCTTTGTTTGTCAGTCAGTACACTCCAAATGGCGCTTTATATACAACTGATGAACTTAAAGCTAAGCAATACAAAGGTTTTGAGAAAGGTGAGTTACAACCACCTTTAGAAACACATAACATTCATAAATTAACAGAAACAACCACATACAAACGTGAGAAAGTAGAGGGCTTAGATAATGAATAAATCTGAATCTATTGTTGAGTTATCAAAAGCGTTAGCTAAATTCCAAGATGAAGTGAAGCAACCTTTAAAAGATGCAAACAACCCATTCTTTAAATCTAAATACGTACCACTAGAGAACGTTGTAGAAGCAATTACAGACATTGCACCAGGTTTAGGTTTATCGTTCACGCAATGGGCTTTAAATGACGTAAATGGACGTGTTGGTGTTGCTACAATGCTTATGCATGAAAGTGGCGAATACATCGAATTTGACCCTGTATTTATGAAAGCAGACAAAGAAACAGCTCAAGGCGCAGGCGCATTAATTACTTACTTAAAACGATATTCATTAAGTGCTGTGTTTGGAATTACATCAGATCAAGACGATGACGGTAATGCTGCGAGTGGTAACAAAAAGCTTGCAACTGCTGAAGAAGTCGGACAACTAAAAGCAAATGTAATCAAATTTGCACAACAAAATAATGGCGAAGCTACTAAAGTACAAGAAGCGTTAAACATTAAAGATTATTCAAAAATGACTAGTGAACAAGTCAAATTTGCACAAAAAACATTAATTGATTGGGGATTGAAAAATGACTAATAGAGCAGTATTGGTAGGACGATTAACAAAAGATGTTGAATTTTCAGTTACTCCAAGTGGTATCGCAGTAGCTAAATTCACTTTAGCAATTAACCGTACATTTACAAACGCACAAGGTGAAAGACAAGCAGACTTTATAAACATCGTTTGTTTTAGAAAACAAGCAGAAAACGTAAATACGTATTTAAGTAAAGGTAACTTAGCAGCAGTTGATGGACGCATTCAAACAAGAAGCTACGACAATCAAGAGGGTCGAAAAGTTTATGTAACAGAAGTAGTTGCTGACAGCGTTCAATTTTTAGAGTCAAAAAATAGTGGTCAGCAACAACAAAATCAAGCACCACCACAACAAAATCCGTACGCAAATCAACAACCACATTATCAACAGCCTGTTCAACAACAATATCAGCAACAAGCACCACCACAACAAAATCCGTTTAATAATGCTGCACCACCACAATATAACAACGATGAAGATTTGCCATTTTAGGATGTGATTAGATGCCATTAATTAATAGGTATCATCAAAAAAACAACGGTAAATATGATGTTGTAGTACGTAACGTATCACTTAATAAAGATGCGTTACTACTACTTGAAAATGATTTACCAGTTGATGTTGAAATTAAAGTTATTGATCCAAACAAAATAACTGACCAACAACGCAAAAAAATATTCGCATTGTGTAATGACATTGAAAGTCATACAGGACAACCACGTGAATACATGCGTCAAATGTTTAAAGACTATTTAAGTAGTATCTATGGATATGAACAAATAAGCATGAGTAATTGCAGTAAATCGCAAGCTAAACAGTTGGTAGAAATCATTTTGAATTGGGTGTTCTTGCACGATATTCCGTTGAATGTGAAAACAAGTGACTTAATGAAAAATGATAAAGAATTTTTATACGTGAGTACATTGAATAGAACGTGTGTTATCTGTGGTAAACCTCATTCAGATTTAGCACATCGTTTTGCAGTTGGTCGAGGTAGAAACAGAAACGAAATCAATCATTATGGCAATCAAGTACTTGCGTTGTGTCGTGAACATCATAGCGAACAGCACGCTATTGGTATTGATTCATTTAACGATAAATACCATTTACATGAAAGTTGGATAGATGTTGATGAACGATTAAACAAAATGTTGAGAGGTGAAAAAAGTGATTGAAAAAACAATAGGTGTGAATTTTAGAATATTTGCAGCAGTTAAGAATGTCGATATTGCAGAAATCCATAAAAGTACTGGTATTGCAAAAACAACATTATATTCCTTTAAAAAAGGAGAGATGAAAGGCATACAATTATCAACTTTAGAAAAATTGAGTGAATATTTTAAAGTCGAAGTTCATGAATTTTTTGTAAAAGGTGATGCAGATGAATAACAGAGATTATATTTCATCAATCATTACTCAATTCAGTGGACGAAATAACATTATACCGATACCAGTAATTTATTTAGAAATTACTGAAGATTATCCAAGCGCTGCATTACTCAATCAGATGATCTATTGGTCAGACAAGACTAGTAGAAAAGATGGTTATTTTTATAAAACTTATAATGAATGGTTTGAAGAATTGCATTTAACTGAATATCAAGTACGCAGAGCCACAAAAAAACTAAATTCCTTAGGATTTGTTGAAACTGCATTAAAAAAAGCAAATGGCGCACCTACTTTACATTACAAAGTTGATACCACGCAAGTGTCAGAATGGATTCTTAAGAAACTTAAGAATGGAAACTTAACAAACTTAAGAATGGAAACTGAAGAAACTCAAGAATCTTTAACAGAGATTACTACAGAGATTACTACAGAGAATAATATAAGCGCATCTAAAAATGCGCAAGATTCACAACTCATTAATGAATTTAATGAATGGTATGAACTTTATAACAAAAAGAAAGATAGAAAAGCAGCATTTACTAAATTTAAAACAGCAAGAAAGAAACATACATTTGAAGTCATTATGAAAGGTACTAAAGAGTACTTAAAAACAATTACTAATAAACAGTATCAAAAATATCCTAAAACTTTTTTACACAATGAAAGTTATTTAGAAGATTATTCAGATTCATACGTAAATGCTGAACCATTAACAGGAAATATATTTGACGAGTTAAGAAATGAATACAAATGAAGCTATTAACTTAATAGAAATGATAAGTAATTCATATCATCAAATAGCATTTACTAAAGAAAAATCAAGAATATGGATAGAGATACTTGTTAAAGGTGATTACGAGTTAAGCAAACAGAAATTAGAGTATCACATCATTAATAGCAAATACGCACCAGTCATTAATGATTTCTTAGTTATTAAGAAAAATAACAACTTTGAAAAACTAGAAGAAATTCAAAGTGCTGATTACGAAGTTATCAGACGTGAAGAAAACGATCCAGTTTTAAAAGAGAAACGTGATGCAGCAAAAAGAAGACTCATTGAGAAGATGACACGGATGAAAGAAAAGATTGAAGGTGATGCAATTGAATAACTGCGAACATGTATTAATTGCATCAATCATAAGATTTCCAGATTTATATGAAAAATTAGAGTTACAGACTCACATGTTTCAAATGGACGATGTGCGTAACACGTTAGAGTTATTTAATGAGTTAGGTAAAGCAGACATTGAAGAACTGTATAGACGTTCGAAAATTGAAGCAAACAAGTACATTACACCTCAACAAATTGTTGAGTACAGCAACGACAAATTAATATTTAAAACGCACTTTACTAACAATCAAATCGAAGTGCTAGAGAATTACAAAACTAATAAGTTAGCACATGCCACTAATTTGTATTCTAATGCACCAAATAGAGCGAACAAAGAATATTTGGAACAAGTAATACAAGAAGTAAATTCGCTTCAAATACAGCCTAAAAATACAAAACAAGGTGTGTTGTTAGAGATATTAGAAGAATTAACTATTGATAAACGAAATGTTGTTAAAACAGGCTTATCTAATTTAGATAAAAAGATTGATGGATTCGAGCCAACGCAATTAAATATCGTTGGTGCTCGTCCGTCAATGGGGAAAACTGCATTTGCTTTAGCATTAGGAATTAACATGGCGAAGCAAGGCAACAAAGTACATTTTGTATCGATAGAAACAAGTGAAAAGAAAGTTGCTAAACGTGTGTTGAGCAACTTAAGTGGTGTTCCATTAGAAAAGTTTAAAAGTGCAAACAGAATGACAACAGAAGAAATGGACAAAGCAAGTGATGCAGTAGATGTATTTATGGATTTAGACTTAACGACTTATGACGTTGATAAGTTTACTCCAAATGCTGCAAGAAACATTTTAAGTAAAGACAAATCAAAAACTAATGTACTGATCATTGACTACATTCAGTTGATGCAATCAGATAGAGAATTCAATACAGAACGTGAACGACTAGAAGACATATCAAGACAGTTAAAAATATTAGCTAAATCAACTAAATCAATCATTATCGTACTAGCACAGTTAAACAGAAGTGTAGAGCAACGACAAGACAAACGTCCTATGATGTCAGACTTAAAGAGTGCTGGAGGGCTAGAGCAAGATGCTGATGTTGTCATGATGTTATACAGAGATGATTACTACAACAAAGAGCAAGAAGAAAGTGAATTTGGAAAATCTATTGTTGAATGTATCGTTGCCAAGAACAAAGACGGTGAAACAGGTATTGTTGAAACCCAATTTTACAAGCCTGTCCAAAGGTTTTTCTAATGAAAATATTTACGGTTGAAGATTATCTAGAAATGATTAGACGTGAGTATGTTAATGAAAAAATCGAACCTGTAAGAATTCAGTGGTTAAAGTTAGGTTTGACGGTTAAAGCTATGATTGATGAAGGTCAATTTAAGCTATATGACGAAGCTGGAGAACGTTTTGAAGACGAATTATATAAACGCATGAGGTGATTATATGAGAAGTATGAAATGGCATCGTAATGTGATGCCACACTACATCGAAAAGCCTGTAAATTTAGATGATTTAAATGAAATTCCTAAATACATAAAAGAAGAACGTAAAGTTAAACGTGTTGAATTGAAAGAATTTAAATTTGGTAGATATCCAAAAAATTAGATGAAATGATGTTCAAAAATTGGTAATAAAGGAGATTACAAAATGAGTAAATTATTAGAATTAACAGAGTTAATAGAAGCGTGGGCTATTGATAGAGATTTACATACAGCTGACTACAAAAAGCAGTTAATAAAATTAGGTGAAGAAACTGGTGAACTTTATGCAGGAGTTGCAAAAAATAATCAAGATTTGATTATTGATTCAATTGGAGATGCGTATGTAGTACTTACGATTTTGTGTTTACAAAAAGAATTCACATTCAAGCCTGTTGTATTAAAAGCGCAAGATTCATTTTATAAAAATGTTCAAAATGACAAATTAGATCCAGCAGATGCTGCTATAGATTTATTGTCAGCCACTGGAAGATTAGCAACAGTATTAGAGAAAAGCACAACAGTTAACATTCATTTGATGCACATTGAGTGGTTTTTAGGTGCATTATTTGAAGTTGCTAAATCTTATGATTTTGACTTAACAGCATGTACTGAAATGGCTTATGAAGAAATCAAAGACAGAAAAGGCAAAATGATAAACGGTGTTTTTGTTAAAGAGGAGGACTTATAAAATGAAATTCATTGTTAATCAAAAAAAAAGAGTGCTTTATGCATCACATGGTACTTTGCAGAATGGCGATGTAGTAACTATTGAAAAAATTGACAAGAAATTTAAATCAAACAACAACATTAAATATGTAGCAACTCATGATAAAAAAGGTCATGTACTAATTACTAAAAAAGATTTAAAAGACTTCACAGTTTTAAGAGATTACAAGCGTCCTAGAAAAATCACAGTATTTTTATTGTTATCACAATTATTAGTAAGAATCATGATGTTAGTAAGTCAAATTGAAGAAGCTAAAGGAGATAAAAAGAATGTTTAAAGTTGATGATCAAGTACGTGTAGTAATCTCTATGGACAATATTTTAGAAGGTCGAGTTACGTATGTTACAGATGAATATGTTTTTGTTGATGGCAAACCATATAAACATGATGAAGTTATTGGAGTACCAATTTACAAAAAAACGTTTGAAGGAAGTTTAAATAAAGTTGATGATGCTGGACTTCAATACAAATTAACACCTTATGTTATTGATAAAGGTGAAAAGACAGAAGCGCAACCACATTTAGATTCTAATGATGTTGTAGGACGATTTAAAGACGTGTTAACAGAACAAAATATTAAAGGTGTTAAAAAGTACGGAACAGTATTAAAAGACGCTGAATTGAGTCAATTAGAGTTAATTAAGCACATTGAAGAAGAAGCAATTGATTTGTGGCAATACATTCAAGTATTACGTGCATTAGTAATTGCTGATGAATTAGAAGATGAATAATATAGAAATTCGTTTCAGTGATGCAAAGGGGTTTAATGCACCAATGGCATCACCTAGACCACGATTCAGTAAAGTAGGTAACTTTGTTAAAACTTACATGCCTTCTAGTTACACAAAGCATAAAGAGTTTATACAAAAGCAAATGCCACAACTTCTGATTAATGGATCAATTAAATTAACAGTACTTTTTGAAATGCCGATGCCTAAAAGCTGGAGTAATAAAAAGCGTAAAGAAAAAAATAAAAGTCATCATACGAACAAACCAGATATCGACAATCTTTTAAAGACGGTTCTCGATGCTGCAAATGGGCACATGTGGTTAGATGACAATCAAATAGTAGAGATTCACAGTGCGAAGCGTTACGCAGAAATACCAAAAATTAAAATTAAATTGGAGGAAATTTAACATGACTACAATGAGAGATATTGACTTAGCAAAGGAATTAGTAATTAAAACGTTTGGAATTAACAAAATTGAAGTGTCTTTAATGAGATTTATGGTTGAGGATGCAAAAGTACAAATCATTCTAAAGTATGCAAAATTCAAAGTTACTTTTGATATTAGAGAAAAGAAGATTATTCATAAATTTGACGGGGAAATTGATTCAGAAACATTTAAAGATTTATGTGAAAAAGCTGAATACATCAGACGTGAATTATATGACAATCCAGAAGATGATAACCAACTCACTTTAGATGACGTAAATAACGATGATACAGAGCAAGTAACTGCTGAAGGTACAAACGCATTAGAAGCTGAAACAAACGATGAAAAGGTAGAAGAATTAGCAAATAACACAGTATTTGAAGATGAATAATTTAAGAATCATGAAAACAAGTGAAGCACGCATTGTGCTTCACTTACTTAATAACTTCAATGAGAAATTTTATTTTAGTAAAGCAGACATCATTGAAGATTATAAAAAAGGTACTCAATTCATATTGATTGATAATAGTGAAATTGTTGCATGCTTTACTTTAGAACAAGTGAACTATTCAATACATTTCAAACGATTTTCAATCATTGGTGATAATCACGGAAAAGAGTACATGAAAAAGACGTTAATGATTTTAAAAGATTATTTTGGGAAGTTATCTGTAACAATTCTACCTACTAATGAAAAAATGAAAAGCATATTGTTAGATCAAAAATTTAAATTTATCGAAGAAGTACAGTCTACAAGAACAAACGACATTTACGAATTATATACATATACAGGAGTGAAGTAATATGGCAAGACCGGCAAAATTAAATGGATACAGTATTAAAGAAGTAGCACGAATTGAAGTTGATTTAAAGAGCAATCACAAAATAGTACGTAAATTAAACGTATTAGAAACAGAGTATTTAAAGTTTAGAGGAAAGTATTCTAAACAATTAAATGATGAACAAAAGAAATATATTAACGAAAAAGAACTAGGTTTAATCATTGACGATGAGCCTGTTATTAAAACGAAAACAAAAGTGGTTAAAGATGGAGAACTTGAAAAAGAGTTTGAAACATTAAAGACAGCTTATGAAAATACAGTTAATGAATTACTAGAAGAACGTGACTATAAACAAAATCTACAAACTAAAATAAATGGCTTAGAAGAAGATTTACAAGCAGCTAATTTAGAAATCAAGTCATTAAATCGTGATAAAAAATCATTATCAAAAGAAAATAATGATTTAGTGAAAGAGTACGAACGACGTATTAAAACGACTGAAAAAAGTTTGAGATTAAAATTTGATAGAGAAATTAAAGATTTAAATAAGCAACTTGAATTGCATCAAGAAACAATAAAAATTTCAGCAGAAACAAATGCGAAATTGAAAGAAACATTGAATGCAGCAAAAGAAGCAATAGTTGAATTAGAAGAACGTGAAGTGAATTTAGTAAGTGGCTATGAAAATCAAATCAAAGAATTGAATAGCAAATTAGAAAACAACACTCAATTAAGTAGTGATGATCCATTCAAAATTATTAAGGTACATGGCTCACCTTTAGAAGTACAAGGTGCATTTAAAAACAATGTTATTCATACATTGTTAGAAAATAACGAGTACAGCAAAGAAGATTTATTATATATCAAAAACAATATTGAACATTGTATTGCTTACATAAATAAATTGGATGTTGCTGAGAATGTATAAAAAAGGCGATGTAGTAATTTACGAAGATGAGAAGTATACAGTAACAGAAATTTATTATGAAATGGGCTATCCAGTTTATTTACAGGTAGATGGACTGGATATGCTTCTATTTATGGATGAGGTGAAAAAGTATGAAGATTAAACAACGTAAGTATGTGAGTGAAAAAGAAGCATTATATTGGTTGATTGACAATAGTGAAACTCTTTTGGGAATTGAATTTGAAATAAATGCTTATGGAGATGAGTTTTTTGTGTGTGATTTTAGGTATGATGAACGACTAGGTAAGACTGAAGATGGTAGTTATTACATTAATGAAGAAGTAGAAATTACAGAAGACACTAAATTCAATGGGTTAATCGTTACAAGAAAAGGTTTAGGTAAATACTATGACTATCATGTAGCTATGGATGCTTCAATTAATAGTGTTAAACGATTCTGTGAAGATATACTTTTTATCAATATCCAAAATGATGACGGTAGCATCGGTGAATTGATATGGTCAAAGGAGTGTAGGTTGCATGAATGATTTAGGACAACGAATCAAATCAATTAGATTGTCGTTTGGCGAGAATATGAGAGAGTTTGGAGAACGTTTCAATGCATCAGATAGTTTGGTTAGTCGATGGGAGAAACATGGTGTAATACCTACTCCTGAACGTTTAAAAGCTATAGCAGAATTAAGTAATCAATCTGTGGATGAATTATTAGATGTTACTGACTACAAACAACTTTATGAACAACAAAAACAACAAATCAACAAACTAAAAAAAGAAATACTAAATCTCAATAGTTACATTGTAGGTCATGGTAATGGTGACGAGATGGCTGTCATGAGTCAAGTATTGTTGGTGCTTGAAAACACTATAATTGATGATTGGAGAGACCAAGAATGACTGAAGTAGTAACTTATTTACGTGTAAATATAAACGGCAAATGGACGAATTTAGGAATAGTAGCAGATGAAACAGAAATCAAAGAGCATTTTAAGTTTGTTGAAGATTTATTGATGCAGAAAGAACGTGCTGATGAACTGGAGAAAGAAAAAAATGATGCAGTACTAGCTTTGTTTAATCAAAAAGATTATTACGGAAAGTTAGTTAGTGAAGAAAAACAACGTGCTGATTTGTTACAAGATCGTTGGAATGATTTAACTAAAAAAATTGAAGATGCAATGATATTTATTGAACGTGAATTACTTCATGCTAAAGAACATTATAGTAAAGATGACATTGATGAAAGGATTCAAATACAACATTTAAATTCGTTTCACAGTGGTTTTGAAAATGTAAGAAGAAAAATGAAGAATTTAGAGATTAAATATAAACATAGAAATAAGGAGGATGACGAGTGATTTTTAAACCATACAAATACTATTACACAGAATTATTAGAAGCTTTAAGCAATAACGAAAAGTTATTAGAAGATGGTCGTATTTCAGAAGATGAACGAAATAAATATTTAAAAGTTATTGTTGAAAAATACAGATTTGAAAGAATCAGTGAAAAGTACGAGGATGAGCATAGAAAATTTGAAGTTTGCTTATTTGGGGCATTATTAGTTTTTTTCATCACTGTAATTGCAATAATATACGTCTGATTTGGAATACAACTCCAAATTAGACGAAGTATTCGATAATACCGAATAGTTACTAGAAAACTACTAGAAAACAATTTCGATTACAGTCGAAACGTTTATCAAATATGGTATCTGTTTCGATTGTGGTCGAAATCATTAGGAGGAAATGAGAATGAGTTCATTTTTTACAGAAGAAGAATTAACAGAGATGAGACACGCAGGAAAAATGGTTGAATTAATGGCAGAGAAAAATATCTCTATTGAACAGTTGTCGTGGCATGTACATTTTACAGGACAAGAAATATACGAAGTTATGAATGAATTATCATATAAAAAAGAATTAGTGGATGAAGCTATATCTTTTTTAGAAAATTCGTTTTTACGCTCTAATAAAAAAGGAGAAAACGAAAATGTATTTTGATGATTATATTAAAGAAGATAAATTCAAAATTATAAAAGTAACATACAGAAATGTAGAGGTGTTATTTCTGAACAGATTAGATGCACATAAGGCTACTGATGATTTAGTTCAATTGTATGGTGGAGAAGTAAAAACGGAATCTGTTTATGTCGAAGGTGATTTAATAACGTATTTAAGAAATAACGGTTACGAAATGAAAAAAATTAACTGATCGAAAGGAACGAGGATTGTGGAACTTATTAAAGAATTTATTAATCATAAAGCTTTTGTAGACGATAAAAAAATGAAAGAGTATACTGGCTATCTTTTTAGATTCAACAACGGATATGGAGTTAGCGTAATAAATAATCATAGTACTAACGGTGCTAGAGGTTTAGAATTAACAATTTTAAAAAATGACAGCAGAAGAAATATAACTAATATTACTGATGAATTTATTCCTAATTTAAATATTAATCAAGTTTTAGTTATTTTAGATAAAATCGAGAAACTCGAAAAGGAGAATGTAGAATGATACCTAAATTCAGAGCGTGGGATAAGAAAAAGAAAATTATGAATACTGTTGATGGAATACATTTTGATGGAGATGAAGTGTGGGAAATTTCATGTCATGGTGTATGTTGGAGTAATGTAAGAAATTATATTTTAATGCAATCAACTGGACTACATGATAAAAACGGTAATGAAATATACATTGACGACATTGTAAAAGATAAGAACGGATACATCTACAGAATGAACATGAATAATTATGATTTTGTTATGCGACATAGCCATTTAGAATTTGAAATTGTAGGTAATGTGTATGAAAATGCTGATATTTTAGGTGTGTAAGATGTTGCAATACATATCTAACGAAGCATATCAAAAGCTTTATAAGAAGTTTAAAAAAAGAGATTGGCAACAACTCACATCTAAACGTTATAAAGATAAAATATTTTATACGCTTAAAGGAGATAAATATTTAACGCTTGATAATTGTGCTGATGAAGTATATATAGAAGAATTCGACAGCATTAGAGAATTAAAGAAGTTTTACAATGAATCATATCAACTTGAATTATTTTAAGGAGGTTACTAATGAATAAAGTCACTAAACTAGACAGTAACAAACCTTATTCGCCACAATACATTATTGATCAGATACAAAAAGAAATTGATGGAGGTAAAGTTGAAGACTTGATAGTAATCTCTAGAAAAGGTGATGACATACGTTATTTCACATCACCAATTTCAGATGTAGAAACAATAGGAACTATTGAAATAGTTAAGATGAATATTTTATAGAGGTGATAAATTATGTTGAATTTCTTTTTATGGATACTAGTAATTAGTATATCAGCAGTAGTAATGACATTAGCAGGCACATTCATATATTTAGTATTGCGTGAATTATCTAAGAAATAGGAGGTCTATATGAGTCATAGAGAAATAATATTAGATTTCATCGAAAACTATGCGTGGAAAAGTAATCTTATTAAGTCTGACAGAAATGACTTACAAATTAAAATTACAGCGATGTATGGAATAGAAGCTACATTACCTAAAGCACAAGGTGTAACAGGTGATAAAACAGGTAGTGAAGTAATAAGACGTATAGCACGTGAAGAACGTTATCAAACGTATGCTAACGAAATCATGTTCATGAATTACTGTTTAGAACATTTGACAGGGCTAGAACATGAAATACTTAATTTAATGCTGCATGGTAGATCATTAAATAATTGTGGTGCAAAGTTAGGTGTTAAACGTAGAAAATTAGAAAATAGCTACAACAGTATGTTAGATAAATGTATTGATATGTATGTACGAGAGTATCAAGTGTAGCAGAATGATATATATTGAACGATATGTAAAATATAACGAAATGTATATATGATTTATTTATTAAAAAATTTTTTGATATACTGGGTATGTACTTCGTTAGTACAATCCATTCTCCTATGTATATATGAACGAAAAGCCATCTAGATTATTCTAGGTGGTTTTTGTATTATTAAAGTGTTCATAAAATAAAAGGAGAAAAGAAAATGAATATTAAGAAATGGGAAAAAGCACGTGAAAAGGCAGAAATTTTACTAAAAGAAGTAAACAATAGTAATATCACTGATACCCTTGAAAAAATGGACTATATTGTTGTTTCAATGTTAGAGGATGAATATCTAATTAAGAAATTAAGAAGCATTAATTCATTGTCGTTTTATAGAGCTACATCTTTAAAAGAAGTATATGATTTTATAGAAAGTGTAATCGTAAAAATAGATGATGAAATTGAATTTTTTAATGAACCAGAATATGCAACTAAAACTGAAAAAGAGAATAGTGTGTTTATAGTACATGGTCACGATGAACCACTAAGACTAAATGTTGAAAAAATTTTATTGAATCAAGGTATTAAACCAGTAGTCTTATCTGATACTGTTAATGGTGGAAAAATGATATTAGAAAAATTTCAAGAAGAAATTAGAAAATGTAAAGCTGCAATTATCATTTACTCAGCAGATGACAAAGTAAATGACGGTTCACAAGCAAGACCTAATGTTATTTTTGAACATGGATATGCTATTAGCGAATTAGGAAAAGATAGAGTGGTTATGATAAATGGTTCAAATGATATACATTTACACTCAGATATTTCTGGCTTATTATACATACCAGTAATTGAGGATTGGAAACATAGAGTCCTAAAAGAACTTGATTACATGGGATTTGATATTGATTTTAGCAAACAATAACTAATGACACCTTTCGAGGTGTTTTTTTAATACAAAATTTTATAAGTTATTAACGTGAAAGTGGTGATAAATGGATATGAATACTTTAAACAATGCGAATTTTAACGATTATTTGAACTTGAACCCGAAACAACAAGAGTGTATAAGATTACTTGTTGGTGAAGGATTGTACAAAAAAGACATTGCAAAAAAAATTAAAGTATCAGCACAAACTATTTCTACATGGGAAAAAGATGAGAAATTTAAAAGTGGTAAAGCTGGTTACAACGCACATTATTTATCAAATGCTGTGCCAGAAGCATTAAGAACGATGCGTGATTTATTACGTGCTAAGTCTGAACTTGTACGTTTCCAAGCAGCAAAAGATATTTTAGATCGCACTGGTTATGTACCTGTTGATAAACAAGAGATTGAATTTACTACACCTACATTTGTAAACAACGTGCCATTGGATGATTAGGCTATGCAAAATGTATTGGACATCTACGGTGCTATTGGTAAAGGTTATAACAGGTTTTGGCATAGCAAGGACTTTTATAGAGTTGTAAAAGGCTCGAGGGGTAGTAAAAAATCTAAAACAGCAGCTATTAACTTTATCTACAGAATAATGGAACACAGTTATGCGAATCTGTTAGTGATAAGAAGATTTAGTAATACGAATAAACAAAGTACATATACTGACTTAAAGTGGGCGTGCAATCGATTAGGGGTTGCACACCTTTTTAAATTCAACGAAAGTTTGCCAGAAATAACTTACAAGCCAACAGGACAGAAGATACTATTTAGAGGTCTTGATGACCCTTTAAAGATTACATCTATTACTGTTGATGTTGGCATTCTTTGTTGGGCTTGGTTTGAAGAAGCATTTCAGATTGAAACATTCGATAAATTTAGTACTGTCACTGAATCGATACGTGGTAGCTTGGACGTTCCAGATTTTTTTAAACAAATCACAGTTACGTTTAACCCGTGGAGTGAAAGACATTGGTTGAAAGAAACATTCTTTGATGAAGAAACAAGATTTAGTAATACCTTTTCAACAACAACTACATTTAGATGTAATGAGTGGCTTGATGAAGTCGATATTGCACGTTATGAAGAAATGTATGTAAAGAATCCACGACGTGCGAGAATCGTTTGTGATGGTGAATGGGGAGTTGCTGAAGGTCTTGTATACGAAAACTTTAAGGTTATTGATTTCAATTGGTATAAGAAGTTTAAAGAGGTACAAGAAAAAACGCATGGAATGGACTTTGGTTTTACTCATGACCCTACTACATTAGAAAGCACAATAGTTGATTTAGATAACAAAGAATTATGGATCTATGAAGAACATTACGAAAAAGCAATGCTTACTGATGACATATACAAGATGCTTGTTAAAAAAGGTTATCAGAATGTAGAAATAGTTGCTGATAGTGCTGAAAATCGTTTGATAGCAGAACTTAAAAACAAAGGTATTACCAAAATTAAAGGTGCTACAAAAGGTAAAGGCTCGATAATGCAAGGTGTCCAATTTGTGCAAGGCTTTAAAATCTATGTGCATCCATCATGTACACATACGATAGAAGAATTAAATACTTACACATTTGAACAAGACAAGGAAGGTAAATGGCTCAATAAACCAATTGATGCAAATAACCACTTAATGGACGCATTACGATACAGCCTAGAGAAGTACCATATTAAGCGTAAAAACAATAGAGATGATTACAAAACAAGTGTTAATAAATTAAAAGCTTTGGGCTTATAAAGGAGTGGAACAATGAGTGATACAATGCATGTTAATAACTTTGAACGTGATTTAGATTATAAGAATCACACAGGCATATTAACAAATGATTATGCAAATATAGAATACAAATATGATGGTACTGTAGATGATTTAGTAAACGATTATGATATGTTAGCTAAATTTATTGAGCATCATGTTAATTATCAAGAGCCACGTTTAAAAGTACTTATGGACTACTACAAAGGTCTAACGTTCAATATCAAACGTAGGTCAATCAGACGTAGAGAAAAAGGACTTGCAGACAATCGAGTTGCACATGACTTTGCAGCTTACATTGCTGACTTTGGTAATGGCTACTTTTTAGGTAACCCAATCGGCTATGTAGTAGAAGATAAAACAGTTAATGAATTCATTGAATCGTTTCATGACTTGAACGATGTAAATTCACATAATAGGTCTTTAGGTTTAGATTTAGCGATATATGGTAGAGCATTTGAATACATTATTAGAAATCAAGAAGATGATACTAGATTGTATAAGTGTGATGCTGAAAAGACGTTTATCATATACGACAATACTATTGAACGTAACAGTCTAGCAGCAGTTAGGTATTGGTTAGCTTCTAATTTAGTTGAAGATGAAGATAATACTTTCTATCACTTTGATTTAATTACCGATAATGCTATTTATAGATTTAAAACGTCTGTAAATGAATCGTTCAAACCTCAGCAACGTGATGTAACAGGTTATCATTTATTTGGTAAAGTACCTATTACAGAATTTAGAGCAAACGAGTTAAGAATTGGTGATTATGAGAAAGTCATTTCACAGATTGATTTATTAGACAACGCACAATCTGATACAGCTAACTATATGACTGATCTAAACGATGCGATGTTAATGATAACAGGTAACTTTGAATTGCCTGTTGAAGCAGCTAAGTTACAAAAAGAAGCTAACTTGATGCACTTAAAACCTCCAGTTTACGAAGATACTGAAGGACGACAAACAGAAGGTAATGTAACTGGTCAATATATTTATAAGCAATATGACGTTAACGGTGCAGAAGCTTATAAAAACAGAATTGACTCATATATTCATAAATACACGAACACACCAAATATGAATGACGTAAATTTTAGTGGTATTCAATCTGGTGAGTCAATGAAGTATAAGCTGTTTGGTCTTGAACAACGTGCAGTAATCAAAGAAGGCTTATTTGAAAAAGGTTTAAGACGTAGATACAGCTTGTTAGAAGCAATATCTAAAGTAACAAGTGAGTTAGAAAATACTGCAGATTTGAAAGAAATGTCATTCAAGTTTAAACGTAATTTACCGAAATCATTATTGGAAGAATTACAGGCTTATATGAATGCTGGTGGTGAGATAAGCCTAGAGTCATTAATGACATTGTTCTCATTTATTCCAGATGTTCCGTTAGAATTAGAACGTATTCAAAAAGAGTCACAAGATAAACAAAAACAGTTAGAGAACAACAATCCAGATATTTATAACGTTCGATTAGGTACAGCACATGCCAAAGAAGAACAACAAAATTAATTATTGGGAAGAACGTGAGAAGAACAATCTAACTGTTGAGTTAATGAAAGATGCAGAAGTTTCAAGAGAAATGAAACGCATATTAGAAAATGTGATGAACACATGCATTAAAGAAATCGAATCATTTTATACACGTTTCGCAGACAAAGAAGGTATTACAGTTAAAGAAGCTAAAAAGCGTGTAGATCAATACGATGTAATAGCACATCAAAACATGGCTAAACAGTATGTTAAAGATAAAGACTTTACTGATGAAGCTAATGAACGTTTAAGATTATATAACGCTTCAATGCGTATTAATCGTGAACAGTTGTTATTGAATGCATTGAATACGCACATGATTGCAGCAACTAATGATATACATCATGTAATGAATGATTATTTAGAAGATGGTGCAATACGTGAGTTAAAACGACAAGCAGGGCTATTAGGAAATGTACATGTTAAATCAACAGATATAAAAGCTATTGTGAACGCTTCGTATTATGATGCCACTTGGTCTGAAAGGTTATGGAGTAACATGGATGAAGTACGTAAGATAGTTGATGAAACTGTTTTGAATACTGTGTTGCGAGGTCGTCATCCTGTTGAATCAGTTGGTAAATTAAAAGAGTTAACTGGTAGAAGTGACTATGAAGCTAGAAGATTACTCATTAGTGAAGTGTCACGAGTACAAACAGAAGCAAAAAAGTTAAGTTATGATGATAATGACATACTAGAATACAAATACTTAGCCATAATTGATGATAGAACAACGCATACTTGCAAATCATTACATGGTAAGGTGTTTAAGGTGTCTGAAATGAAAGTCGGTGTGAATGCACCACCTATGCACCAATTTTGTAGAAGTACAACAATACCTGTTAAACGTAAAGAAAGTAACGACTGGGAAGATGAAGACGGTGATTTATTCATTGATGATGAACAAATTGAAGCTGAAGCAGATGCAGAAAATGAAGCTGTATTAAGTGATATAAACGATATTCTGAGTCGTCTTGATAAGATGGATAACAATCAGATTAAAAAGATAGAAAATAAATTAGAACAAGCTAAAAAGTTGGGTAAAAAAGTTAATATTACTGATCAAGCAATTGAAAAAGTGAAACAAGTAGATATACCAACACATACTAAAGAAGAAAACACTACAATTCAAATGCTTCATAAACAATTACTTAAAGATAGTAAAGAAAATAATGAAAGTAATGAAGTTGTATATTTTTTAGTTGATGGAAATTTACGCACAGCCTACGGAAATCAAACAGAAGTTAAAATAACAGGCAATGACTCGATATTATTAGATAATGCAAATAAAAATAGTGTTATTATGTTGCATAATCATCCAGGTGGGTCAAGTTTTTCACTAACTGATTTAAAGACATTATTTACTACCAAATCTATAAAAACATTGACGATAGTTACCAATCAAGGAAGTGTAAAATACATTACAAAAACTGAAAAGTTTGATTTAAATGAAACACTTAAAATTATATCTGAATTACTTAAGGATGTACCCGTTGAAGATATAAATAGAAGTGTTATTGAAATAGTACTCAAAAGGTTATATACTTTGGGTATGATAATTTTTAAGGTAAGGTGATTATATGGATAAAGTTTTAGATGGAAAACCTATTTCTCCAAAAGAACTTATTGAATCCTTAGAACAAGCAGTGAAAGACCAAGAAAAGAAAAAATAAGCCATTTGTCATTAATTAAAAATGATAAATGGCTATTTTTATGCAATTTTTTAATTCGTCCTAAACATGACGCTATAAACTGTTTAAATAAATTTATGTGTGTGGATATTAATTAAATAGAGTTATTTTAACAAGCGTTTATACGTTTTGGGATGTTTAACATGTCAAAGGGTTTAAAGGCTTTTTATTATGCCTATTTTTAAGAAATATGTACACGGATAAGGAGAATATCAATGGAAAAATACAAAGTTACACAGTTACCTTTAGACTTACAATTTTTTAGTGACGAAAACACGAATGATAAGAGTACTGAAAAAAATAACGGTGACGAGCAGGTTACATTGTCAAAAAGTGAACTAGCTAAATTATTGGAATCAGAGCGTGATAAGCACGGCGCAAAAGTTTTAGAACGTGCTAATGCAAAGTTTGAAAAGATAATCGAACAACGTGTGAAAGAAACTTTAGAGAATGATAAGCGATTATCTAAGTTGTCTGAAGCAGAGCGTAAAGCTGAAGAATTATCTCAAAAAGAAAAAGATTTAGAACGTCGTGAAGCAGAAATTGCACGCACACAAGTTAAATCAGAAGTTATTAACGAGTTGTCTACTCGTAAGTTACCAACTGAATTAGCTGAATTTATTACATTAGACGATAACGAAAAAGCTTTAGAACAAATCAATACAATGAATAAATTGATTGATGGAATTAAGAAAGAAGCTATTAAAGAATTTACTCGTCAAGATGTACCGAATGCAGGCAGTACTATGTTTGGTAGCAAATCAACAGGCAAAAAATCATTTGTTGAAATGGCAAATGAAAATAGACTTTTAAAATAATGGAGGAATAGAATATGCCAACTTTAACACCACAAACTTTTAATCCAGATCATGTTATGATGCATGAAATGAAAGACGGTACGTTATTAAATGACTTTAACGAACCAATTTTATTAGACGTAGTTCAAAATTCTAAAGTAATGCAATTAGGTAAAGCAGTAGAAATGGAAGGACAATCTGAAAAGAAATTTACTTACTGGGCTGACAAACCAGGTGCGTACTGGGTGGGTGAAGGTCAAAAAATCAAGACTTCTAAACCTTCTACAATCAACGCTTCAATGCGTGCGCATAAATTAGGTGTAATCTTAGTTGCTTCTCGTGAGTACTTAAACTACACTTATTCACAATTCTTTACTGCTATGCGTCCACAAATTGCTGAAGCTATGTACTTAAAAATTGATGAAGCAGGTTTATTAAACATTGATAACCCATTTACTCAATCAGTAGCACAAGCAGCTGCAAAAACAGAGGGTAATGTTATCACTGGTGATATTAACTTAGATAATATTTTAAAATTAGAAGATGCGTTATTAGCACATGATGTTGAACCTAATGCGTTTATTTCTAAAAACCAAAACAAAACTGCTTTACGTGGCGTAATTGATGACGTTACTAAAGAACGTTATTATGATCGTTCAACAAATACTTTAGATGGTTTACCAGTAGTAGATTTAAAATCTAATGAAATCAAAAAAGGTGAAATTTACGCAGGTGACTTTGACAAAATGTTCTATGGTGTTCCATACCCAATGAATTACGAGATTTCAACTGAAGGTCAATTATCTACTATCACAAATGAAGATGGTTCACCTGTAAACTTGTTCGAACAAGAGTTAATTGCGTTACGTGTGACTATGGATGTGGCATTCCATATTGCTAAAGATGAAGCATTCGCTAAGTTAGCGCCAACAGGTTCACCAGTAGCATAGTAATTAATAATCTAAAAACAAGGTGGTGATACGATGTTAGGTAAAGTATTAGGTAATTTCACTGATAGATTAAACGAAGCGCTTAGTTATGTTGCTGATGATTTATATCATACAACTGACAAAGAACGCTTCGATGAATTAGCTTCTGATAAGAATGCTACAGGTGAAGTTTTAGTAAAAGCTTTAACATTAGCAGAATTAAAATCACTTGCTGAGAAGCACAATATTGAAGTGCCTTCTAAAATTAAACGTGATGATTTAGAAGGCTTGATTGAAGGTGAATTATATGGCGACGTTGAATAATGTCAAATTACAATTGGGTATAACAGATGATAAGCAAGATGATTTATTGAATTTGATTATTGCTAACGTTGAAAAAGCAATGCTTTTAAAATTAACGACAGTAACTTCTGTACCTACTGAACTATCATATATCACTGAAGAAGTTGCAATTGCACGTTATTATAGACGTGGTAGTGAGGGAATGAAATCTAAAACTGTTGAGGGGTTTAGTGTATCGTATGATGATGAATTTAATAAATATGCTGATGTGTTCGAACGTTATCAAGTAGGTAGTGATGATTTCACTGCTGGACAGGTAACGTTTTTTTAATGGACAAAGATAGAGTAAAGTTATTTAATTCAAAGAATTCATACGATCCTAAACTTAGCAAAACTGTAACTGTCTTTAATGAAATCGCTGATTATACTTGTTTAGTTACAAATTTATCAAATAAGCGTCAACTTGAAACGTTTGGCAATTTAACAAGTGCTGATATTGTTGTTAGGTTGTTAAACAAAGACATTAAGAATGCAACTCATTTAATAACTAACAATAAGCACTTCGTTATTTCAAAAACTTCTGTATACAGTAATGATACAGTCGTTTACGCAAAGGAAGTAGCATCTTGGTAAATTGGAAAGGCTTAAACAAGTTTAAAAGTGATTTAAAAAGACATAGCAGAAGATTAGATAAGAAAACAGATGATGCCATTCAAGACATTGGTATTATGCTGAACGAAGAAATCACGACAAATGCAGTTTTTACAGGTGGTAGAACTGGTGTATACAGTACAGGTAATTTAAGAAGATTAATCAATTATTCAAAATTAGGACAAGCAAAAGCGTCTGTAGTTTCATCGGCTCATTATTCTGGCTATGTTGAAAAAGGTACAAGATTTATGGATGCACAGCCATTCTTTTTCAATACGATTGAATCACAAGCTGCAACAATATTAGATATTTTAGAAAGAAAATTGAGGTGATTAAATGAAGTCACCAAGACAACAAATTTATGACTTAGTATTTTCACGGTTAATTGAATTGGGTTTTACAGTCTATGATAAGTTGCCAGCAGAACAAGTACCATATCCTTTTATAGTGATAAAACAGGGTGAATCAGATTATCAAAATAGGCACAAATTTAATAGAGAGATGGGCATTTCTTTAGTGGTTGATACTTGGTATCTATCAGATGAAAGGGGCGCTCACGATGAAGCTATGACTCGTATAGAGCATAGCTTTTTTGATTTCTTTTTATTAGATGGATATTCGGTTAAATTACGTGAAATACGAACGTCTGAATTAGTTGATAGAACTACAAATGATGAATTGCTACATGGAACTATAAAAGTTTCGTATACAGTAAATTAAAAGGAGTGTAATTATATGAATCAAATCGCTGAAGGTGTTTCTAAGGTACTTTACTTTAGAAAATTGGGAGAAACAACAGCTGCAACATTAGTTTTACAAACAGAGCATTCTAAATCATATAAACGTGATCGTGAAGCTGTAGTTACAAAAGCCGGTCGAGTATTTAGAGCAGCGCAATTAGAAGATGAAATTTCTATCAGTGCATTACAATCAACTTCTGATGATGCATATAAAATGATTGATAACTCAATTGTTGACGGTTATGCATTAGAATGTTGGGAAGTTGACTTGTCTAAAAAGAAACCAGATAGTACAAATCAATTCCAAGCCGAATATCGTCAAGGTTGGATGACGGAATGGGAATCAACTTCACCAGCTGAAGATGACCCAACTGTAGAAGGTACATACGTAACATTTGGTAAACGTCAAGAAGGTTTTGCTACTGTCCCAGAAGCAGACTTAAATAAAAATGGTATCTTAGGTTACGTATTCCATGACATGATTGCATCTGACGTACCTGATGATGGTTTAGCTGATTTAGCAGCACAACCATCGTCGCCAGTAGCATAATTAACGAGGGGGAAACCCCTCTATTTTTATATTTAAAATAATTTAAAAAGGTGGAATTTCAATGTTAACTATTAATACAAATAAAGGTCAATTAGAATTAAAATTTGGTTTAGGTGAGTTAAATGCTGTAGATAAAGCATTAGGTTTAGAAGTTGAAAAGATTAATTTAGGTGAAGGTTTTGAAATGTTAGTACCTAAATTAAAAACAGCTAACGTATTAGCTATTGCTAAAATTATTCCAGCATTAACATTAGGTCAAAAAGCACGTCCAAAAACTGATGAAGAAACTTTAGAAGTATTGAAATCAGTCAAAGAACAATATGGTACATTCAATAACTTCTGTGATGCTGTACTTGAAGAAATGAAGAATCATTTTTTGACCCAAGACCTAGTAGCAGACGTAGAAACAGTGACGGAAGTGACACCGACGGAACAACCTCAACCAGTACAAGTAGTACAACCAGTGGAACAACCTCAGACGACAATTTAAATAAACTGACTTATTGGGATGTTGTAATTAAGTCAATGGCGAGATTCGGTAAGAAGTCAATTGATGAAGTAAATCAAATGACACTTACCGAATTTTATTGTTTATGTCACGCAAAAAACGAAAGTGATTTATACGATGAGTATAAAATGCATAAAATGGCTTATTTACAAAGAGAAGTCGAAGCACAGAAAGAAAAAGGTGCAGGGAAAAATAAACGTTATGAGTATGTTTATAAATCGTTTAAAGACTTCTTTGATTATGAAAAAGCTGAAAGAGATTTAAAAGAATTTGAAGAAGAAATAACTGAAAATAAAGTGACTCGTAAAAATGTCACTGAAATGCTTGCTAAACGAAATAAAAAAGATTAGAAAGGAGTGAAATGAATGTCTGATATTAAAGACAGTTACACGCTGGAAGCATTGTTAACAGGTGATAACAGTAGATTACGAAAAGTAATAGATCAAGCTGTAGTGATGTTAGAGCGTTTAGAAAAACGTGATGCTGATGATATTAAAATTGACGGTGATGTAAAGCCATTACAAAAGAAAGTAGAAACAGCTAAACGTTTATCTGAACAGATTGATGGTTTAGATGCTGAAGTTGATTTTGACGCTGACAATAGCGAACTAAATCGAAAAGTAAAGATGGCAGAAGCATCAACTAAGTTGCTAGACGGTAAAAAAGCACAAATTGAAATCATCGCTAAAAATACTGAAGCTATTGCGAAAATGAAGCAAGTACGTTTAACAGCTAAACAGTTATCTACTGAAAAACCTAAGATTGATGTTGATATGGATATTTCAGCAGCAACTTCACGTGCTGAAACGTTCAAACAAATCATTAAAAGTATTCCAAATAAAATTAAAGTACGTGCAGATGTCGATACTAAAAAAGCGCAAGCAGAAGTAGAAGTCTTTAAAAAACGTATTGATTCAATCGATGATAAAATAAGGGTTTTACCTGCATTGTTCGCTGCTTTAAGTCCTGCAATTATTCCAATTGTATCTTCAATTGTTCCAGCCATTATGGCAATTGGTAATGCTATTGCTGTTGTAGGTGGTGGGGCTATTGGTTTAGCTGGTGCTTTTGGCATTGCTGGTGCTGGAGTTATGGCATTTGGTTTGATGACAACAAGCGCATTAAAGATGCTAAAAGATGGTTTGTTAGAGCAAACAAAAGAAGTTAAAAACTATCAAACTGCATTGAGTGGTTTAAAGAAATCTTGGGAAAATGTCATTAAATCTAACCAAAGTAAGATATTTAATACTTTAACCAATTCATTAAAGGCTACTAGAACGATATTGCAGCAGTTAACACCATTTATAAGTGGTGTTGCTAGTGGAATGGAAAAAGCATCTAAAAGCTTTGCTAAATGGACTAAAAACAGCCCAGTAGCTGAAAAGTTTTTCAACATGCTTAATACTACTGGTGTAAGTGTATTTGATGACATCGCTGTAGCTGCTGGTAAATTTGGTGATGGTGTAGTTAATATCTTTACTCAATTTGCACCATTATTTAAATTTATGTCTAATGGGCTTAAAAATATTGCATCTGATTTTCAAAATTGGAGTAATAAAGTAAGTACTGCTAAAGGCATTCAAGACTTCATTAACTATACTAAAAAGAATTTACCTGTAATCGGTAGAATCTTTGGTAATACGTTTTTAGGCTTATTCAATCTATTCAAAGCCTTTGGAAGTAACTCTCAAGTTTTATTTGGTGCGTTAGATAATTTAACAGCTAAGTTTAAAGAATGGTCTGATAGCGTTGGTAAATCTCAAGGCTTCAAAGACTTTGTTAAATACGCTATGGATAACGGTGGTAAAGTCGTTGACATCATCGGCAACCTAGCAGGTGTATTTGTTAATCTAGGTGTCGCATTAGCGCCATTAGGATCTACAGTTTTAAATGCATTGAAAGGTATTACAGACTTTGCAAATAAATTTTCTGAAGCACATCCACATATAACAGCATTCATAGGTGCTATAGCTGCAATTGGTGGTGTAGTTGCTTTATTAGTTAAACCATTCTTACCAGTTATATCAATCATAGGTCAGACTATTGAAGCATTCGGTGGTTTTGAAGTAGTGAAAGACATGATGATTGGTGTAGGTGCTGTAATTGGTGATGCTATTGCTGCTATTTCTTTACCTGTTTTAGGTGTTATTGCTGCAATTGCGTTATTAATCGGTGCTTTAGTTGGTTTATACAATTATCATCAAGGCTTTAGAGATGCAATCAATGCAGCTTGGGAAGCAATTAAAACATCTGTAATGACAGCAATACAAGCAGTTAAAGATTTCGTTATGCAAACTTTTGAAGGGTTATTAACTTGGTGGCAACAAAACCAAGATTTATTCTTAACTACTTTTCAAAATGTGTGGAATAACCTAAGTACTGTAGTAAGTGTTGCGTTAGCTGTATTAACACCAATAATTCAAGGTGCATGGGAAACAATCAAAGTAATTACTCAAGTGGCTTGGGAATTCATTAAAGGCATAATTACAATTGCTATTGAAGTTATCAAAGGTGTCCTTGTTGCATTCTTCCAGTTATTGAATGGTGATTTTGCAGCAGCATGGGAAACGGTGAAACAAACAGTATTTATTGTTTGGGAAACTATCAAGCAAACGATCATGAACGCTTTAACAATCATTACTGAATTTTTAGTAGCTTCATGGGAAAACATCAAAACTATTATTACTACAGTAATGACTGCGATATGGACTGTTATCACAACTATTTGGACTACGATTTGGACAACAATCACAACGTTACTTCAAAGTATTGTTGATGGTGTAGTTAATGGCTTTAATACTATGTGGACTACTATCACAAGTATTATGCAAAGCATTTGGGATGCTATTGTAAATGCATGGAATAGCATAGTTAATACAATCAGTAATGCAATTAATTCAGCGATCAATTTTGTTTCAAACGGATTTAACCAAATGTTAAGTACTGTAACTTCAATTATGCAAAGTATTTGGAACGCAGTAGTTAATGCATGGAACAATATTGTGAATGCTATTAATAATGGTATTAATCAAGCTGTTAACTTTGTAAGAAATGGCTTCTCTCAAATGATTAGCGCAGTTGTAAACTTTGCAAGTCAATTAGTAAGTAACATTACTAGTGCAATGAGTAGATTTACAAGCGCAGTACGTGATGGTGCAAGCCAAGCGTTAAGTGCTATAAAAAATGGTGTATCTCAAATGATTAGTGCTGTTCGCAATGGCGCAGGTGATATGGCTAGTGCTGGTGTTGACTTCGTTCGTGGTTTTGTTAGAGGGATTGAAGGACAAATAAAAAATGCAGCAGATGCAGCAGCAAGAATGGCACAAAGCGCAGTAGCAGCAGCTAAGAAATTTTTACACATTGCATCACCATCTAAATTGATGAAAAAAATCGGTGCTTGGACTTCTGAAGGTTTTGCTATTGGTATCATGAAAAAAGTACCTCAAGTTATTAGCGCATCAAAAGAAATGGCTTCAAAAGCAACTCAAGCTATTACTAAGATGAAAACAGGTTCGTATGACAAAGCTAAAACAGCAAGTAAAGCATTCTATGATGTACTTACTAAGCAATCTAAAAATGCATCTACTAAGTTAGCATCTAACAATAAAAAGATTGCAGCAATTCAACAAAAACTAAAAGGGAAGTTGTGGAATAAAACAAGAGCGAACCTTAATAAACAGTTAGTTGCTTTAATGAAAGAGAATAAAGCGTTTAGTTATCAAAAGAAAGCTATTGAAAGCCTAAAAAAATCTACTAAGAAATCTACACAACAGTTAGCAAACATTGCTAAAAAACGTGAAAGTGTAGCAGATAAATTAAAAAAGGCACAAGATAAGTTAAAAGCAATTAAAGGTGAACGTGATAAGTTTAAGGAATCAATAAAAGACAATTTAACTAATTACGGTGCTGTTTCAAGCTCGGACGCTTCAACTTCTCAAGGTTTAATTGCAGATTTAAATGAGCGATACAAAGCAGTAAAAGAGTATGCAAATAATATTAATAAATTGAAGAAAAAAGGTGTTCATGCTGACATTATTCGTGACTTATTAGAAGCTGGTATATCTGGTGGATCTAAACAAGCGAGTATATTAGCAAATGCAAATAGTGACACTATACAACAAGTTAACTACTTACAAAAACAAATTAGTGGTGTAGCTAGTGGTTTAGCAACAAAACAGGCAAAAGAATTTTATGGTGTTGGTATTAACGCAGCACAAGGCTTAGTTGATGGACTTAAAAAGCAAGATAAAGCATTAGTAGCAGCTGCAACAAGAATTGCGAATACAATAACTAATACAGTTAAAAAGAAACTTGGAATACACTCACCATCACGAGTATTTATGGGCTTAGGTGGTCATACAGTTGGTGGATATATTGAAGGTATTTTAAGAAACAAAAACGCTGCACTTAGAACGATGTCTAATCTAGCTACTAAAGTAAGTAATGCTTTTTCTCCTCAATTTACAAATGCAGTACCAAATTTAACAAGCAATTTAAATAAAGCAACGTCAAATATTGCATCCAAAGTTAACGCTGACGTTGTTAATACAGTACGTAATGAGCCTGTTGGTGTTACTTTAAATGCTAATTTATCTTTAGGTAATAGAGATTACAATGCATTTGTTGGTGATATTACGGATAATCAAAACGCTACTGTAAGATTACGTGAAGTATATGATGTATAAATTTATTATTGGAGGTGTTCATTATGAGTTATAACTTTGTAGATATGAATCAAGTTGCAGCGACTGTAACACAAACAAGCGTCAATCAGCTTATTTATAACGGGGTTAATATCGATACAACTTTTACGGATGCGAGTTGTACGGTTATGACTCTTAATGTCACTGGTAGAGGTACAGTTGATTACAATGTTAATACAGTTAGCCCAGACTTTTTAGATGGTGAATTGTTTCAAGACATGAATCTTAAAGCTAGATCGCTACAAGTTGAAATATTAATTAGTGCTAAAGATAACACTACATTAAGACGTAAGTACGAATTGATAAATAAATTGTTCAGGCAAAATTCAGTAGTACCAATCCAATTCAGTGATGAAATGAATAGAGTATATTTTGGGGTATATACATCGAGTGATAACCCCAAAGAAGACTCTAACGAACAGGTATTTACTATTGATATATTTTGTCCTAAACCGTTTAAGTACACACCAGAAAGAACTATAAATTATTCAAATTCAGCTGTATTAAGTTTAGAAAGCGATTTTGAAGCTAAACCATATTTAGAGATTAGTTATAATGGCGCATCAACAACGTTAGATATAATTAATACAACAACGCAAAAAGGAATTAAATTAAGTGGTTTAAATCCAAGTGTTGAACAGTTATATAAGATTGATTTAGAAAATAACTCAATATTAAAATCTTCTATTAACTTGGACGGTATGCCAAACTTAGTTATTACGTCTGATTGGGAAGAATTTTCTATTAAAACTGGTGATCAAATAGTTGTTACACCTGCACCAGCATCAATCACTTTAAAATATAGAGGGGTGTTCTTATGATTTACTTATTTAACAATAAAAAAGAACTCACTAAAATCATACCTCGTAAAAATTTAATCAGTGCAGTGCAAGAATTAGAATTGAACGGGTTATATACTAGTGAAATAGAACTACCTCTATTTTATAAAAGTGATAATGGTACGTTGTTCAATCATAAAAAATCATTTGATAATGCTTTGTTTTTTGGTCACTTCGACAAAAGAAACAAGTTTCAAATGTATAAAATCTATACAAGAAAAATTGACAACAAAAATTTAGTCATCGGTGGTGTACATTTATTCTTTGATGAAGCAAAGGCTATGAATGTAGTTAGAAAACTACAATTAACTGATGCTGATGCAAAGCAAACTGTTGATACTATTTTTAATAGCATTGGTTGGTACGTGAAGAATTTTGACACTACAGATATTAAAACTAATGAATTTAACTATATAACACCTCTAGATGCACGTAAGCAGATTATTGAATTGTGGAATATAGAATTTGATTATGACTTTGATTTCGACGGTCGAAAAATAACAAAGAAAAATATCCACATACATAAGAAATTAGGTAAATGGACTGGTGACAGATACGCATACGGTACAAATGTATTAAACATCGTACAAGAACAAGATGAATCAGAAGTTTATACTGCTGCAATTGGTCGTGGTGCTGGTAGTGGTTTAGATACCAATGTTACTTTTGAAAACCTAGAGTGGTCAAAAGACGGTATAACTAAACCAGTTGGACAAGATTACATTGAAATTAAAACTGCTACTGATCAGTACGGTTATTATGACAATTCTACAAATACTATGAAACCACGTATAGCAGTAGTTGATTTTTCAGACGAACCAGATAGATACGTATTAGCAAATAAAACTTATGATTGGTTACTACAGAACTGTGTACCAAAAGTAAGTTATGAAACTACTGTTGCTAAGATAGGTAATTACTATCTAGGTGATGAAATTGCTGTAATTTATAAAAAAGTTGATATTGCAAAAACTGCCCGTGTCGAAAAGGTACGGGTTAATTTATTGAATTGGAATAAAAGCGAATTAGGTTTAGGTGACTACTCTTATTTCAAAGTAGATAAAGCAAAAGAAGCAATGAAACAAGAAATTAAAGAGATCAAAAACAAAACAAGTGATGCATATATTACTCAATTAAAAAAAGCGTTTGATGAAGATTTCGAGTTGATTAAACAAGATTTCGAAAACAAGTTAAATCAAGGTTTAATTGAAGCAAATGCACAAATACAAGCTGCTGAAACTCGTATGACGAATGAGATAAACGCACAACGTGAGTCATTAAGTAACGATATATCAACAAGTTATAACAACGCAGTAGCAGAAGCACAAGCTAAAGTAGACGCTGCTAAGTCTGATATGACTACGATTATTTCAGCGAATAAACAAGATGCTGATAGTAAGCTTGGTACGTTAACAACGCAACTAGGTGACGCTAATAGTCGTATAGACGCTACTAATAATCAAGTGAGTGATTTGCTAGGCGATTTAAGTCAGTATAAGCAATCTACTAACTCGCAGTTTAGCGACATCAATAATCAGTTAGCACCGATTAAAAACGACATATTAAAAAACGCTGGTGATATTTCTAGCGTTAAAACAACAGTGTCGTCGCATACTGCAGATATTACTAACTTAAATAATCAAATCGTTTTAAAAGCTAGTAAGACTGACGTAAGTGATGCAGTTGGTGCGTTGAACTTTGAAAATCGAAATTTATTATTGGACAGCGCAAGAGAACGCACTAGTACAGGCACGTCAAACAGAGAATTCGTATACACTGAAATTGATTTATCGCCGATTATTGACAAGTACGGGTTAGCACAAGATTACACTATATCATTCGATTTAAGGTCAGCAGATACTACAAATAAAAATGTTATACAAGTTTATCCTTATCCTGGCGCACCTAATCCAAATGAGTATTTATTTCCGGTGAAGTATTTTACAGTAACAACCACTTATCAGAGGTTTAATTTTACTTTCAGACCTACTCTAAATGATGCTACTAGATCAACAACAAAAATCTCTTTATATGGCACTTACGGCACTGGAAATATTCCATATATACGAAATGTAAAAGTTGAATTAGGTGCGAGGGCTACCCCATACTCGCAAGCACCCGAAGACCTTGAGGCTAAAGTAACAAAGAACACAGCTGACATAACAGTCAACGCTAACGAGATTTCTAAACGTGTACTACAAACTGATTACATTGCTCTCACTGGACAGATGCAAACGCAAATTAATACAGCAACGTCAACAGCTAACGAAAACAAGCAAACTATCGCAGTAATCAATGGTGACATAGATAATATTGAGCAGTGGCAAATCGAAAAAGGTTCAACAATTCAACAAACTGCTGACGCTATTAACCAAAAAATTTGGAATAGCGATATTGATAGTAAAACAGGTGCAATCAATGACAGATTAAATACTGTATCTAGCACCGTTGACAGTAATACAGCGACGATATTACAACATACAAGTCAAATAAATAGTATTAATTCGTGGCAACAAGAAAAAGGCTCGATAATCTCACAAACACAAAACGCTATTAATACGAAAGTTTGGCAAACGGATATTAATAACGCAACAGGTACATTACAAACGCAGATTAATACAGTCAAACAAACAGCTAATAGCAATACATCGTTAATCACTACGGTAAGTGGTAAGGTTGACAGTTTAGAATCGTGGAAAACTGCGAAAGGTAGCTTAATTGATCAGACGATTAACGCAGTCAGCACTAAAGTATGGACGAATGATATTAACGCATTAAAATACAGTACTGCTAACTTGTTTTATAACAATGCATTAGCGTTATCGTCAACGTTACAAGGTAATACGAAAGTTTTAACGCATACAGGTTGGTCAGTGCCAATGGTAAAACCGTCGTGGATAACGGAAAAGTTAAAACCTAATACGAAATATTCGATAAGTTACGATGTTAAATTGTTATCTAAACCGACAATTCCAACAGGGGCATCTATGTTTGGAATGATGTATCTATATAGTGCTAGCACGAATAACGATGTTGTGTTTGGGCAACTAACACTAGAGCAGTATAACGCAATGCAAGTCGGTGATGTAATCACGGTAAAAAATACGTTCACAACACCTCCAGCGTTTGCAAGCGATAGTAATATCTTAATTTATACGGGCTATCACAAAGACTCTACAACTAACGCTACGCAATACGCAAATATGGAGTTTAGAAACATCATGCTCACTGAAAGCAATACATTTAGTGCGTACTTACCAGCACCCGAAGACGCTGAAAATACAATGAGCGAAATCAAACAAACGGCTGATAGCGCTAAAATTCAAGCTGATGCAATCGGTAAAGACTACGTTAAACAATCGGCTGTTACTGTTCAACCAGACGGTGTCATGATTGGTAGTAAAAAAGTGAGTGGTACAGAAATGGCGAGTGCTATATCTGTAACACCGTCAAACGTAGACATCATTACACGTGTCATGCGTGTTACAGGCGATATGCAAGTCGCTGGCGATATTAAAACGTTATCGCTTAGCGCTGTATACGCTGATATTGCTAACTTACGTACTAACGTCTTAACTGCTGATAGCGTGACAGCTACAGCGTTAAAAGTTGACCAAGCTTTAATTGACAAATTAAACGTTAATAACTTACTCGTTAATAAAATCGTTGCTAGTACGATATACAGTGATAGCGTTAAAACTAAGTCACTTGAAGCAGTTAACGCAAACATTGCGAGCATTAGAACGAATTTATTAGTTGCTGACGTGATACAACCTAACATGTTAGACATGCGAAACGGTGGTACAGCTTGGATAAACAGACTATTCGTAGACGAAGCAACAATCACAGCATTAACATCTAAGAACGCTTTTATTCAGAATATAAAAGCTATTGATATAGAAGCTGTTAGAATGAGAGCAGTAGATAATATAGCTACTATGAACATTGAAAAAGGTACTTTAACAGTACTTAAAAACGATGGTTATACATTAGATTTAGGCATTAACGGCTTTTATGCTAAAGATGCAAACAGTACCATAAAATTTAGAATGGATAAATTACTAGTATCTAGTGCTGCGCTAGGTACGACTAACAGTAATGTCTATCTTGCTGCTTCGCCTGGATATGAAGCTAGGGTAGTAGACGTTTCTAGCATTCCCAGCGACGGACTAGCAGAAAGTTACACTTATTTACCTATTCGTGCAAAAGAGTTTATTGGTGATAAATTAATGACCAATTTTGGTACTAATCTTTATCTTGGTGCTGACGGAGAAGTTAGATTTACTTCTCGTGGTGCAGCTTCTACTGATGCTGACATAATTTATAGAAATGTAAGAGGTAACGTTGCATATTTCGAGGGCATCGCTAATAAACTTGATGGTGCTAATTTTTATTTAGGCACAGGAAACGAAGTTAGAGTAACATCTCGAGGTATGTATAACGATGGCAATGTAGTATATAAAAATTTAGTTGCTGGAGGTTTATATTCAGATTTTATTGAAATAAACGCTTATACATCATCTTCAAATTTATACTTAAGGGCGACAAATGAAGTGCGTTTAACTAAACGTGGCACTACTGATCAGTACATCAATATTAGAGCTTTAGGGTATACATGGACATCATCAGAAAAGTACAAACGTGATATTGAAGTGTGGGAAGATGTTGATATACTCGATAAGTTAAAAAAAGTGCAGTTATATACTTATAAAATTAAGAGTGATGATACAAATCGTTTGCGTCACGGTGTTATTTTAGAACGTGAAACATTAGATGATTGGAAAAATGGTGATGGTGTCGATTCATACGAAATGCAATCGTATACTTTGAAAGGTATACAGGCATTAATTAAAGAAAACGATACTCTTAAATCTGAAATAGCAACAATGAAAGACCAAATAAAATATTTAATTGAAAAGGTGGAAACTAACAATGGGTAATCAAATTACACGTAATTACGAAAAAGAAAACACGTTACTATTGCAACAAGTCAATCAGTTAACAGCTGATAAGGTGATGATATCAGCAATGTTAGATGACGCACTCGCTGAATTAAATCAATTAAAAAATACTGATAATCAAGAAGTTACAGAGTAATCTGTAGCTTCTTTTTTATAAAAAAAATAAGAAAAGGTGGAATTTAAACATGGATAACATTACAACAGTAACAAGAATTTATTACATCGCAAAGGTAGGTAAAAAGGACAAATCAGTTAGATTTATTAAACCGTCGCAGTACTCGGGCTTATTTAACGAATCAGAATTAAAAGACAACATGAGTTTTACAGATGTAACTGTAGCTAATCAAATCATTGCTAACTTAAACAACATCTACAAATTAAGTGGTCTAGAATACTACTGCTACTTAGTAAACATCGCAGACAACAGCACTCATACGATTAGTAATATTCCTGCTGAATATGCAGAAGTGGTAAGAGAATTTTTAAATCCTAAACCAGTCGAGCCAACAAGCACATCAACAAGTGAGTCAACTAGTCAGTCAGAAAGTACATCAACTAGTACATCAACTAGTACATCAATGTAATCAATAGCACGCTCTTAATTGAGTGTGCTTATTTTATTTGTAAAGTTTTTATGAAATGGAAGTGATGTTTTTGTGATAAAGCGATTTATTGACCGAGTGGAAAATCTCGGTACTGAAGCTTGGATAGCTATCCTCAATTATATAGATACAAGTATTGATGATCTAAACGGTAAAGCAAAAAAGAATGAACAGAACATCAAAGACATTAATGAAAGATTAGACGAATTAACAGACGGTTTAGGAGATGTCAAAGCTGTTATTGAATCTAATACTGAGTTAAGTAAGACTATAAAAAAAACTGCCCTCGGTGGCATTGTAACGATTATCATTGGTTATCTTGCTGCTAAGCTGGGCATCGTGGGGTGAAACAATGAGAAGTCCAAAATTCAATGAAATTTTTATTATGTTATTTAGTTTATATGTATGGTTCACATTAACTGTAGAACCCGAATTATTTAATGTGAGCAATGCAAAAAGTGGCCAAATTTATGCTACTTATATCAGCATGGTGCATTCGCAACAAAATTTAGCATGGATAAGTTTAGGAATATCAATCATGTATTTAGCGTGTTTGATGTTTAAAAATTATGGTGTGATTATATTCGTTCATATTATCGGTTTAATTTACTATCTATTTATTAGCGCATCGTTTTTAATCAATTATCCAAACATTGCATTTGGTGTGATGTCATTAGTGTCTATATGGTTGTTTATGGACTTATTGAAGTTAATCGATTTACAGGAAGAAGAAAAGAAAAACAAAATATTAAAACGCAATGGTTTAGACGATTGTGAAAGTTTGAAGCGTTAGGTTAATTCCTAGCGCTTTTTATTATGGAGGGATTTAAATGACAAGTGACAAAGTTAAGCAGTACATAGCGTATTTTGGTGGTTTCTTAGGTGCATTATACACATTATTAAATACTTTCGGTATCTCGTCAGAGTGGATAAATCCTCAAAAAACTGATGCTTTACTAGTGTTTTTAAATTCTATAGTGCCATTCGTATTAATCGCTTATGGCATACATAAAAATACTTACATCATTACTACTAAAGCCAAAAAACAAGAAAACGCATTAAAGAGTTTAGGACTTAAACCAGATAAAGAATCAGAAAAACATAAGGGAAAGGCTGATATACTATGAAAATAATGTTGGTTTGTGGGCATGGATATAATGATCCTGGTGCTGTTAGTGGAAAATATAATGAACGTGATTTTATTCGTGAACACGTTGTTGATACAGTAGCGAAATACTTAAAGTTAGCAGGTCATAAAGTTGCGACTTATGGAAAAGGTCAAGACATGTATCAAGATAGTGATTATGGATATGGTAGAGTAGACCAATATAACTACGGAATTTTTTGGGTAAAAAATCAAGGTTATGACGTATGTGTTGAGTTTCACCTTGACGCATCGAACAATAAAGAAGTTGACGGAGGTCATGTTATTATAGGGGCTGGACTAGAGCCAGACAACATAGATATAGGTATACAAAAGGCTATTGAAAAGCACGTTGATGATTTACATGGAATTAGTAAACGTGATGACTTATTTCATCCACGAATTGCAAAAGAAATTGGTTTAAACTATCGACTTGTTGAATTAGGTTTTATTACTAATAAAGGTGATATTGACTATATTCTTAAACATGGAGATGCATTCTGTAAAGACATCGCTGATGCGATTAATGGTAAGGAAATAGTTATTAAGAAAAAAGTAAAAAAAGCACCTAAAAAAGAAGTTAAAAAACCAGTTGCAAAGAAACCATCAAAAAAAGTTTCTTCTATTAAATATACGCATCGAGTTAAAAAAGGTGATTCACTTTGGTTAATCGCTACTAATAATAAGTTAACTGTTGACCAATTAAAAAAATTAAACGGTTTAAAAGACAATTTGATTTATGAAGGACAGGTACTTAAATTAAAAAAGTAGATGTGGCGCAGAAACAGAAAGCGCCTGTGAAATCACAACTAAGAAGTAAAAAAGAAATGCTAGATCGTTTAAACTGGTACGTTGGTAAATTCATAGATTTCGATAATGTGTATCAATATCAATGCATGGATTTGGCTGTAGATTACATTTATTATTTATCGAATGGAAAAATAAAAGCATGGGGTAACGCTAAAGATTTAATCAAAAACAATTATAGTAATTTATTTAAACTATATGAAAATACTCCAGAATTTTTACCTAAAGTTGGCGATATAGCTGTTTATACTAAAGACTTCGCTGACAACAAATACGGTCACGTAGCTTTAGTTTATGCAAATCCAACATTACAAAGTATGGTTGTAGTTGAACAAAATTGGAACGGCGAAGCTAATATGCCATGCATATTACGTACTGATTACTATACTGGTGCAACTCACTTTATCAGACCTTTAATATAA